CGCCCGCCGTGGCAGCTAATACCTCGTCTATGCCTAGAATTGACGTTGTATATATCACCGCTCACGACAAAAGCAAGGGTGACAGCGACAATCTCGTAACTATTGGAGTAGTGCAGGGAACTCCTAGCGGTACACCGAAAGCCCCTACAGTCCCGCAGTATGCGACAGAGGTCGCACGTATGCGCCTCGCAGGTGGTTCAACATCAACTAACGCAGCAATCGAGGCAGAGAGTAGGCAGTTTGCTATTCCTTATGGTTCTAGCTTGGGCATTATCTCAGATGTAACTAATAAGACCACTACAGACGTTACAGCGGGTACACCTTGGACGTTTGCGAGTTCGTCTATCGTTTTGCCAACCGACCGCAATATCAACGTTAAAATCTCTGTTTCTGTACAAGCTAAAAACCCTACTACCTATAACTGGTTGGGTAGTGGTTATGTTGACTGGCTGCTAGACGGTACAGTTATTAGAGCGTTTCGCTTTACGTGCAGCCCTGATACGGTTATCTCGCAGTGTTTCGAGGACGTTTTAGAGGTTGACGCAGGAAGTCATACTATTGCAGCCCGTCTATGGGGTTCGGGTGCAGCGCCTGCCTCAAACCTTACAGCGTCATACTATGCGGGTTCGTACCCCGGTCAACGCCTAATCATTTCAGACGGTGGAGTAAGTGCATAATGTGGACTACATACATTTTTGAGACAATGACGGGGGCGCTACTAGCCCCCGTAGACATACCTAGTCTAAGCTGGACACAGACCGTTTCTAGTTGCTCACTATCGGCCACAAAGGACAAAGGCGTAGGCAAGCTAGACGGTAGCGGTCTAACTATTCCGTGGACGGCTTTACCCGCTAAGACACAGGAGGCACGTAACGACCTGTTAGCCCCTTACAAAAGGGGTTTAGTCTTATTGTGGAACGGTTCACCTGTTATCGCTGGCATAATTGGAACACGTACCGATACATGGGAAGATACAGCGTTTAGCCTTATTAGCCCGCTGGACTTTCTCGCTAACCGTGTTTTAGTCCGTGAAGATACGTTTGGTAAGTCGTGGAACAACACCACCACGGACACAATCTATTTTTCCAACATGAGCCTTAGAGGTATTGCGTGTGAGATTGGCTACCTTGCCACCAACGCAAAGCCTAGCGGTTTCTTGCCTATAGACTGGCAATATCGAGGTGAGAAAGGCAGTTCACAGCGTACCTATTACGGTTACAACGTAGCTAATAACGGGCTTAAAAAGCTGCTCACCGAACTATCCAACGTACAGAATGGACCCGATATTCAGTTTAGACCCGTCCTAGAAGATAATAGGGTTAAATGGGTATTCTATGCAGGTTCAGAGGGTAACCCGTATCTTAATCAAACGGGCGCAATTCCAACGCTTACATGGCATAACGGTGAGGGTACTATTGAGGGTATCAAAGTCGCTCACGGCTCACCCGTTATGCGTATTTATGGAACGGGAGCGGGTCAAGATGAGGGCACTCTATGTAGCCTTGTAGAAGATATGACGCTAGCCGAAAGACCACAGGGCTATCCGTTGATTGAGGCACACACAGGCAGTAACGACTGGTCGAACGCTGGACTTGTTACCGCTCACGCTCAAGCTACCCTAGACGCTGCAAGCCGCCCACTTATTCAGTTGACGGGTGAAGTCTACATAAACGACACAGGGAACTCAGTCACGCCCTCGCTAGTGTGGACAGGTCAAGAAGTTGACCTAGATTTGCACGGCTACCCCTCTATGCCTAACGGCGTTTATCGTCTTAGACTTATGGAAATGAAAGGCAATCTAAGCGATAAAATAAGTCTAACGTTCGACCCTATTTATGACCCATGGGAGAAATGATGAAACACACTAAATTGGTAGGTCTACAGTCACCCGTTGAACAAATGGCAAATGTGGCAGCAAACGCAGCACAGGCAGCCCGTGAGACAACTACACGCACTAGCGGGGTTATTTCTGTAGACAACTCAGACGGTACTAAGACAATTCTAGGCAGCGGTAACGGTGTAGCCTTAAACGTTGGAGACACTACCGCCCCTAGTAAGCCCGTAGGACTTGCAGCAGCCTCACAGAATGGTTCAATCGTGGCATATTGGAGCGGTTCACTTGAAGAAGAAAAGCCCGCCGACTTCTATTGTGTGACCCTATACGCTGAGAAAGACGGTACGCCCGTTAAAATGGGTGAGTTAACGGCAGCGGGTTCGTGCATTATTAGCGGTCTGACAGTTGGAGAAGTCTACAAGGTATACGCAACAGCTGAAGATAACACCTGCAACTATGATGGCTCACCTGCTCACAATGTAAGCGCAAAGAGTAACCCCGTTATGGTCGAGGTTCTAGGCGGTGGCACGGGTGGCAGCGCTGATATTGACAGGCTCAAAGCCCTAGCCGAACAGGCAGCAAAAGAGGCTAAAGAGGCTAAAGCTACAGCAACGACAGCAAAAGAGGCGTTAGACGATATGCAAAATACGTTTTCTCACGATAGCGAGGGCGCTCACGTAGGCAGTAAAACAGGCATACATACAACTATCGACCGTCAAGGTATGAAGTTGCTGAACGGTACAAATCAGCTTGCCTCGTTTGACGCTGGAATGGTTACCTTAGGCGGTACAGCCCTCAATATCGTAGCAGGCTACAGCAACGGTAGAGACGATACACGTTCAACACTTCTAACGTGTGCAGACTTGCTACTAAGACCAACAGCGGGGTTTGGCGTAGAGGCTAAGGCTATGAGTACCCGTCTTTCTAGCGATGATAGAATGAACACTACAGCAATCGGCGCAAACGTGGACGGGTTGAGTATTGAGACAAATATTAACGAGCAAGCAGCGAAGATTTCAAAGGTAGATATTACGTTCAACGACCTTGTAAAGCTGCTACAGTTTACGCCGTGGGTAACACTAGAAGACGACGGTACGTTTAGAGTACGTTATTGTATCCGTGGTGGAATGTTATACCTTGATTGTTATATTGCAGCTGGTTACGCAACACGTACAACTACAAAGCAGCTACCAAAGGAACTATTACCAGCAACCAATGGCTACCACCCTATGGGAACACAGACAGGCAACAATACCGCAAAGATTTGGGTAGGTTCGGCTAGCGGTGGAGACGGTCATATTTACTTGTATAACTGGTCTAGCGGTTATGCGACTGGAATTATCCCGCTGCTACCTCAGAGCATGGAGTAAAGCCTATAATGGAACTGACAGACGGGCTATATTCGTATCTCTATTCTAAGGCGGTGAGAAATGCACGGTAATATTACGGGTGACATGCTAATTTTTGTGATTGGTCTAGTATCTTCATTCTTGGGCTGCATGGTATCTATTTCGACTATACAGGGTCGAGGCAAAGAGCAAAGGCAGCGTGAAGAGGAATGGAAAAACACCATTACAAACACGTTAACACGCCTAGAAACCCGTCAACAGGTCATGAGTGAGCAAATGAGCAGCTACCAACAGTCATTGGCTGAAGTAGTTTCTACAGTGGGTAAACATACCTCAGAGTTGGCAGTAGTTGGCATTATCGCACGTAGGGCTGATGACGTTTCAAAAAAAGTTCAGACCGACCTTACAGAGGTCAAGACAGACGTAAGAAACCTAGGCAATCGTATCGAGAAACTGGAGAATTAAACTATGGTTAATCTTAAAGTTAGAATGAAGAACAAGGCTTTTTGGCTTGCGCTTATTCCCGCCCTGCTTATTTTGGTACAGGTTGTAGCTGGTATTTTTGGCTATAAGGTCGAGATTGAGGGCGTTACTAATCAAGTTATGGCAGCCGTAAACGCTCTGTTTGCAGTCCTTGCCATTCTTGGAATTGTCAACGACCCAACAACAGCGGGTTTCTCTGACAGTGACCGTGCTATGACCTACACACAGCCTAGTTCTAAACCCTCTAGTGAGGTTATGTAATGTTAAGGGGTATTGACGTTAGCGGCTATCAGCCTTGTTACTCCACGTACTCTAGCGGGTACGTGGAGACCGCTTATAGTGGGTCTGATTTTGTTATTGCAAAGGCAACGCAGGGTACTAGACCGCTTAATTCGCATATGGTTAGACAGCTTGAGAGGGCTAAGGCAGACGGTAAACTAATCGGCGTTTACCACTACGCCGAGGGCGGTTCACCCGTTGCAGAGGCAGACGCTTTCATTTCATGCGTTAAGGACTATGTGGGGGAGGCTATTTTATGCCTAGATTGGGAAAACAGCGATAATGACGCATGGGGTTCTACTACATGGGCTAGACAGTTTGTAGACCGTGTACACGCCCTAACGGGTATCTACCCGCTTGTTTACACGTACCCCGCTGGTAGGTCACAGGTTGCGTCATGCGCCGATGTTTCCGCCCTTTGGATAGCTGGATATCCCGATAACCGCTTTAGCTGGGAATTGCCACAAATGGACTACAGCA